AAGAGTTTTGGTATTTTTTTCCAATAAAACAATTAACAACAAAATAGATGGCAATTAAAAAGAAAGATTTTTCTGCAATTAAATCAAAATATTCACAAGAAGCGGCGTTTAAACCTGATCGGTTTTTCGATTTAGGTGATGCCTTTCTTGATGCTTGTGGAGTACCTGGACCCGCTATGGGTCATTTAAATATGTTCCTTGGTCATTCAGACACGGGAAAAACAACTGCGTTAATCGAAACAGCGAAGGACGCTCAGAAAAAGGGAATATTACCTGTATTCCTCATTACCGAACAAAAATGGGCTTTTGATCACGCAAAACTTATGGGTCTTGATTGTGAGAAAGTAACAAATAAAGATGGTAGTACAGAATGGGATGGTTTCTTTTTATTTAATAACCATTTTGATTATATTGAACAAATTACAGATTACGCCAACGAATTACTTGACGCTCAGGATAAAGGTGAATTAGATTACGATTTATGTTTTCTATGGGATTCTGTTGGATCTGTACCGTGTAAAATGACATTTGAAGGTAAAGGTGGTAAACAACACAACGCGTCAACCCTAGCTGACAAGATTGGAATGGGGTTGAATCAAAGAATATCTGGATCAAGGAGAATGGATAAGAAATATACCAATACGATGATTATAGCTAATCAACCTTGGGTTGAACTTCCAGATAATCCATTTGGCCAACCAAAAATTAAAGCTAAAGGTGGTGAAGCTGTATGGTTAAATTCAACATTGGTTTTCTTGTTTGGAAATCAGAAGAACGCAGGAATCACAAAAATCTCAATCACTAACTCAGGTAGAAAAGTTAGACTTGCAACTAGAACTAAAATTAGTGTAATGAAAAACCATGTGAATGGATTGGGTTATGAGGATGGAAAGATTCTGGTGACTGCCCATTCATTTTTGAAGGGACGATCCCCAGCAGACGAAAAGAAATCTATGGAGGAATACAAGAAATTCGCAGCAGATTATTTCACAGAAAGACTAGGGGTTAATCCTTTAGATGGTGATGTGAAAATAGTAGTAGAAATAGGAGACGAGTAGTAACCAATAAATAACTAAAAATGCAAACCTTTATCGTTGATGGGGATAACCTATTAACAATCGGATTTTACGGAGTTAAAAATTATTTTTATAAGGGACAACACATTGGGGGAATATTTCATTTCCTCAATACCCTTCGATTATCGTTCGACAATTATCATTTAGATAAAATCGTTGTGTTTTGGGACGGGGAAGAAGGATCTTCCGCCCGGAAAAAAATTTACAGTCACTACAAAGAATCTCGAAGATCGAGACCCAAAACGGAAGAGGAGGACGAATCCTACATCTATCAACGTAATAGGATTAAACAATATTTGGAAGAGGTTTACGTTAGACAAGCCGAGTACCAATATTGTGAGGCTGACGACGGTATAGCTTATTATTGTCAAAATACCCCTAATGAAAAGAAAATTATTTATTCATCAGATGGGGATTTAACACAACTTGTGAATGATAATGTACAATTGTATAATCCTTCGCATAGAAAACTATACAACCCAAAGGATGTCTTTGTTTATAACAAAGAAGAGGTATTAATTGAAAATATAGCGTTAGTTAAAATGTTATGTGGAGATTATTCCGATGATATCGCAGGAATAAAAGGAATGGGAATTAAAACTCTCAAAACATTGTTCCCCGAAATCACAACCCAACCCCTAACTTTAGACTATATACGTTATAAAACCAAATTTCTCTTTGAGCAAGATAAAGATAGTAAAATTGTAAAAAATTTAATAACTGGTGTAACAAAATATGGCGTTTTCGGTGATGAGTTTTTTGATATCAATAATACTATCGTAAGTTTAGATGACCCATTTTTAACTACTGAAGCAAGGGATGGTATAAATGAAATCATACATGAGAGATTAGACCCCGAAGGAAGATCATATAAAAATACAATGAAGATGATGATGGAAGACGGATTATTTAACGTTTTACCTAAATCGGAGGACGCTTGGATTAAATTTCTTAATCCTTTCCTTAAATTAACAAGAAAAGAAAAAAACACTAAAAAACAATTAAAATTTCTAAAAAAGTAAAACTATGCAAAACCAAGACATCACAAAATTCGAATTTATTTTAACTCTAGAAAACAATATCGTAATTCAACGATTTTTTAATGTGAACGATTATAACCCAGCATCAAAAAATTCTTTAGATCTGTATGGAATAGTTACAGAAATTTGTGACGATATTGCTCGTGATTTAAAAAGAAAAACTTTGGGTTTTATGGAAAGTAATATGGATTTTATTTCCGATACACAAAGAGAAGAAGAACGAGCTAATTTTAAAGAAGAACATTTTTTATTACAAATAAAACTGGGTGAGAAAGTATTTATTTCTAGAGTTTTCCCAGCTCACATTTATCACCCTAAAGCGAGATATGCCGTGGATATTAGACCGAATGTGAGACAAATTCTTAGTGATTTGAGTGACGTATTATCGTCGACTGAGTTAAATAAGAATTACTTACAATACGAGTTAAAATAGGAGCGTAGAATATATGAATGAGAAGAATTTTGGTTATTTAGGCTCGACTTTTCAACAGTCGCTCCTAAAAACCATAATAGAAAATAAAAAGTTTGCTGTAACAATTATAGATGTGATAGATAGTAAGTACTTTGATGGTCCTTACTTCAAATATCTAATGCAAAATATAAAAGAACTCTACAATTCATTTGGAATTATTCCTACTTATGAAACTTTAAATCAAAAAATATTATCAGAAAATACTGGAACGTCATCAAAAATACATATTGATACGTTAAACGACATCAAAAATAAAGAGATTGATGATCAGGGGTTATATGTGATGAGAACATCATTAAACTTTTGTCGACAACAAGTGTTAAAGAAAGCTTTGAAGGAATCCGAGGAAATTATGGCTAATGGAGACTTTGAAGAATATGACAAGATTGAAGGAAAAATTCAATTAGCTATGCAAGTTGGGGTTACTTCAGATGACATAGAGGATATTGGGGATAATGTATTAGAATCATTGGGGGAGACTTCTAGAGTACCATTCCCAACTGGAGTTGATGGAATTGACCGTCTTCTTAAAGGTGGTATAGCCCGAGGTGAAATGGCGTTATTACTCGCTCCAACAGGTATTGGTAAATCAACTTGGTTAACAAAGGCGGCGAACTCAGCTTATAACGCTGGGGCGAATGTATTACACATATTTTTTGAAGATAGTAAGACTGATATCCGGAGAAAACATTATTGTATTTGGACAGGAGTACGACCGGACGATCAACCTAGCCAGAAAATTTTTATTAATGAATTTATTCAAGAAAAAGTGAGTAAGAGTAAAAATTTTCTTAAACTCGCTAAATACCCATCAGGTGACCTTTCAATTAGTGAAATAAAAAACATAATTAGAAAGTTAGCATCCGAGGGTAAGAAAATTGATTTGTTGGTTCTTGATTATGTTGATTGTATTTCTGGTGAATCTACCATGACAGGTGAAGAATGGAAAGGTGAGGGAGCGATTATGAGAGGTTTAGAAGGTATGACTGATGAATTTGATATTGCAATATGGACAGCTACACAAGGTAACCGAGACAGTATTGTTACAGAAGTTGTTACTACAAACCAAATGGGCGGTTCAATTAAGAAAGCTCAAATTGGTCACGTTGTGGTTTCGGTTGGTAAAACTCTTGAACAAAAAGAAAATAATCTAGCTACGGTTACATTACTTAAATCTCGAATTGGACCTGACGGAATAGTTTTTCAAAACTGTCTATTTAATAATGAAATGTTAGAGATTGATACCAATACTCAAAACACACTTCTTGGACATAAAGTTGAGAGAGCGGAACAATTGGAGCAACATCGAGTTGATGTTTATCAGGACTTTAGACAAAGAAGGTTAGCCAAGGAACAGGCTGAAAATGGTAATGAGTTGGAAAGTAATGAAATATCACCGTCGACTGATTTTGAGAATGAAACATCAGATGAGGGTGTAAATGAAGTTGTAATTGAGGGTGTAAATGACCCTGAAATGTCACCTCAAGCCAGAGCGGCTAGGGCGTATAAAGAGAGAAAAGCAAAAATGGCTGAAGCCACAGTTGAAAAATAAATTAATTAATATTTTTAAAAATGTTGGAAACGTTACAAAAAACATACACGAAAGATGAAGTACTAAAGGCTACTTTGGAGTATTTTAACGGGGATGAACTCGCAGCGGATGTGTGGGCAAGAAAATATTGTCTTAAAGACGATAAAGATTATTTCGAAAAAACTCCCGATGATATGCATTGGAGAATTGCCAAAGAATTATCACGAATTGAGTCCCGATTCCCAAACCCAATGAGTGAAACTGAAATATATGAAACATTAAAAAACTTTAAACGAATAATTCCACAAGGTTCACCAATGTCAGGAATTGGAAATAACCATCAAGTGGTTTCGTTGTCAAATTGTTTTGTTATTGGTAATGAAGGTGCTGGCGACAGTTATGGTGGAATCATGAAATTAGACCAAGAATTAGTACAATTAGAAAAAAGACGTGGTGGAGTTGGAACTGATTTGTCATTTGTTAGGCCAGATGGTAGTCCTGTTAAAAATAGCGCGATTACTAGTACGGGTGTTGTTCCATTTATGGTGAGATTTTCTAATAGTACCAAAGAAGTCGCACAAGATGGTCGAAGAGGAGCACTTATGTTAAGTATCTCAAGTAAACATCCAGATTCGGAGAAATTTGTTGACGCGAAGTTAACTGAAGGAATGGTAACGGGAGCAAACATTTCGGTTAAATTAGATGACGACTTTATGAGGTCAGCCCTGGCTGGTGAGAAATATATTCAACGATTTCCAATCGATAGTGATAATCCATCACATACTAAAGAAATTGATGCTGAAAAATTATGGAAAAAAATTATTCATAATGCGTGGAAATCAGCTGAACCTGGAATTTTATTTTGGGACACCATTATTAGGGAATCAGTAGCCGATTGTTACGCTGATCAAGGATTTAAAACTACTAGTACAAATCCATGTCTTCCCGATAGTACATGGGTTATGACGGATATAGGTCCTCAGCAAATTAAAAATCTTATAGGTGAATCATTTTTTACATTAACAAACGGCAATAAAGATGCTTCCACTCACAGAGGATTTTTTTATACAGGTAATAAAGAAATTTTTGAGGTTAAAACTAAAAAGGGTTATATCTTAAAAGGAACAGATAATCACCAAATTAAGGTTGTTAAAAATAAAATACGTCACAAAAAAGAATATAAATGGTCTGAAATTAAAGACCTAAAAATTGGTGATAAAATATCTTTGGGTGACAATCGAAATGTCCAGTGGGATGGAAATGGTAATTTTGAAATTGGTTGGCTTCTTGGAAATTTTGTTGGTGACGGAACATTGTCAGAAAATTCATATTCGTTAAAATATTGGGGGACCAATAAAACAAATATGAAGGAACAAGCGGTTAATTTTATTAAAAATAATTTAAAACATAGATCTGATTTAGGTGTAGATAAAAACTGTGATATTTTAGTTAAGGGAGTTAAAAGTGCGGAATTAAAAGTTATAGGTGAAAAGTTTGGAGTACAACCAAATAAAGATATAAATAATGAAATAATAGAAAGATCATCTTCTGATTTTTATAGAGGATTTATATCTGGATTATTTGATGCTGATGGGACTGTCTCACATAATAAAAATAAAGGAATTAATGTGAGGTTATCATCATCTAAAATAGAATTGTGCCAATTATCTCAAAGAATGTTATCTAGATTGGGTATAATATCAACTATATATGAAGATAGAAGAGTTGAACAAATGAGAGAAATGCCCGATGGAAAGGGAGGGAAGAAAGAATATTTGATTAATTCATCACATGAGTTGGTAATATCTAAAAATAATGTTTTAGAATTTCAAAAAAGAATAAATTTTACTGATGAAGAAAAATACACTAAATTAGATCTTGCTGTGTTGAGTTTAAATAAAAGAGGGTTATATTCTGAATCATTTAACGATGAAATTATATCCATTAACCCAAGCGGATTTTCCGATGTTTATGATTGTCAAATATTAAAAAGTCATGAATTTGAAGCAAACGGAATGATTGTTCATAATTGTGGTGAGATACCGCTGTGTCCTGATGATAGTTGTAGGTTAGTGGCCATTAACTTATTCGGATATGTAGTTAATCCATTTTATCATGATGACGCATATTTTGATTGGGATTTATTTGAAAAAGACGTTCAAATTGCTCAAAGATATATGGACGATATTATTGAATTAGAAATCGAGAAAATTGATGCTATTATAGCAAAAATTGAATCTGATCCTGAAAATATGATATTAAAACGAGTTGAACTTGAATTATGGAAAAGAATTAAAGATAAAGCAATTAGAGGTCGTAGAACTGGACTTGGTGTCACTGGTGAAGGTGATATGTTAGCGGCGTTAGGGTTTAGATACGGTACTGATGAAGCGAGTGAGTTTAGTGAAAAAGTTCATAAGACTTTAAAATTAAACACATATCGGTCAAGTGTTATAATGGCGCAAGAAAGAGGGTCGTTCCCAATATTTGATATTAGAAAAGAATTAAACAACCCTTTTATTCAACGTATTAAAGAAGAAGACCCTGAATTATATTTTATGATGTGTCAATATGGTCGTAGAAATATATCTTTATTAACGATAGCACCAACAGGTACATCAAGTATTATGACACAAACGACAGCGGGTATTGAATCGGCGTTTCTTGTGTTTTATATGAGACGTAGAAAAATTGGCCCTCAAGAAAAAGACGTTAAATCAGATTTTATCGATGACGAAGGTGTATCATGGAAAGAATATCCAGTTTTTCACCTTAATTTTGAATTATGGTTAGAAGTTAATGGATATGATGTTGATGAGGTTAAGAGAATGAAAACTGAAGATCTTAACGAAATTATAGAGAAATCTCCGTACCATAAAGCAACATCAAATGACGTTGATTGGGTAAAAAAAGTTGAAATGCAAGGCAGGATCCAAAAACATGTTGACCATTCAATCTCAGTAACGGTTAATTTACCTAAAGATGCGACTGAAGAAATGGTTTCTAAAGTTTATGAAACAGGTTGGAAAAGTGGTTGTAAAGGAATCACAGTATATCGTGACGGTTCACGAAGTGGTGTTTTAGTTGGTGTTGACGAAAAGGAAACTAAAGAACCAACTGAAATTCATGTACCAAAGAGACCAAAAAGATTAAAAGGTGATATCCATTATTTTCAAAATAATTTAGAAAAATGGATTGGTGTTGTTGGAATTAGAGATGGTCGACCATATGAAATATTTACAGGAAAATTTGAAAATGGGTTAAGTAAACTTCCTTCTAGTTTAAAAGAATGTGAAGTTGTTAAAAATACGATTGAAGTTGACGACCTTGATGATTTTGGTAAAATGATTAAAGTGAAGAAAAAGAGTTATGATATTGAATATGTAGATAAAGATGGAGTAAAACACACTCATACAGGATTAAATCACGCGTTTAACCCGGAATTTTGGAATTATGCTAAATTGGTGTCTGGTGTTCTTAGACAAAAGATGCCGATGGTATATGTACATGATTTGGTTGATTCCTTAAACTTTACAGAAGACCATATTAATATATGGAAAAACGGGGTCGCTCGTATTATTAAGAAGTATATTAAAAATGGTGAAAAGGATAAGGGAACATGTCCGGAATGTGGAAGTGAACATCTTCACTTTGTTGAGGGGTGTTTAACTTGTAGATCTT